GGGCTTCATCCATGCTGATGTCACTAGGCACGCATTCATAGCACGCTTTGGCGAACTCAGCGGGTGTGCCGTGCTTTTTTTTGAGCATCCGCTGGCCTGTTGTCATTAACGGTTCTGGACGAATCCAGCGTTCATATCCTTTTTCACATTCAGTCTTTTTCATTCAGTGGTGGTTTCTGTTGGTGGTTCTTCTGCTTGTTTAGCGGCTGTTCCCGCAATCTCCTGCATGGTTCGCAGCGTTTCAGACCGTAGCTCTTGTGCAGTTCTTGCACCTTCGTGAGCTAACTCTTGAGCGGTTCGGGTATCTTCGCGGCGAATGTTCGCTTTGAGTTCCTGATCCTTTCGTTGCTGGTCGAGTCCAAACTGCGCTTGTTTCTGAGCTGTCTTGAGAGCGTGCGATTCTCGGGTATTCGCTGCTTTAGCCGCTGCGGTAATCTGCATCGCCTGCACCTTGCCAGCGGTCAACGCAGCCTCACCGTTGCCATTCTGTCCCTGCTGCTGCCCTTGGGCTTCCTGCAAGCGTTGCGCCATGCCTTTGACGTGGTTCATCATCTGACCAAGCATATCGGCATATTGCTTCAGGCGTGGCTGATCTTCATCCCCGCCACCGATTGCCTGCATGAACTTCTGGATATGCTGCGCGAGGTTTCCAAGGCCAATAATGTCCTGCATGGTTGGACCCGTCTGCTGGAGAAGCTGAATCGTTGCAGCCATATCTTGCAGCCACACCTGAACGTAATCCTCATAGACCATTTGTGGCATCGGGTCGAATTGCAATCCACGCAAGATTCTATCCGTGCTCAACTGCGCGTCGTGCTGCGATTTGCTGATTGGCTTGTTGGATTCGGTTGGTGCCAAGTCCTCAGCTAAAGCGGGGTCGTCGGTGAATACTTCAACTGCAATGTGATCGACCCGTCTTTGGGCGTCTGGACCAAGGAACTGTCGCATTTGCAGGAGTTGATTTGCCTGTGCAATCTCAAGCGTTTTATTTCCTCCGCCCAAGGTCCGCTCAGGGTCAATATCCCATCTTTCAGAATCGAGAAATTCCTTCGGAACCCCTGCCCGCAAGCACGCTTTTTGGAACTCTTTGACTTCGGTGTAGGGTGAGTTTTTGATGCAGAATCTACGTGCGATTTCACGGTATTGAGAGGTTTGATACGTGTAAGCAAGGTTGAGCATCCCGCTTACCATAGTGTTGACGTTATTTACCTTGGCCATGACTTCGGTAGCGGTTTGCTCCTTACCGCTATTGCCTTCCTCGAAATCCTGAACGTAGCTAGCGGCGTTCTCGCTAAGAATTTGCCGCATCATGCCCAAGCCCATGTTTATCTGCGTCGCATCAGGCTTGAAACGCTCATTTGACGGCACAAACGACACGCCTTGGGGTATTACGCCCATGTGCGAGAAAACCGCCTTCTTTATTCGGTCGAAATCCTGTTGCCCTGCCGTGCGGAAGAACCAAAGCATCTGTTCAAACGTGCTTTCAGTGAATTTGCATTGTAATCGGTTCAGCAAATCAACCACGCCCCACATCATCCAGCCAAGTGACCTTACGGAGTGATATTTGAATGGTGCAACCGCTGAACAGTCACCGAATTGGCAGTGCAACATCTCCGAAAGCTTGTTGGAATAGCAACGCTTCTTGGAAGTATAGAGAAAATCGTTCTGTTTCTCCATTCCTGGCATCCCGCCGCTAGTGCGGTAGCTGGAAACCTCGTCTTTGCCCAAATCCCAATCCAAAAATATGCGGCGATACCAGCCTTTGCCGTCCTCTGCTTCTCTAAAGTAGCAATCCCATACGTCAATGGTTGGAACTGCGTCAGATCCCCAGAAACCGCCGTCTTGCTTAATTAATTCCTCGATCTTTTCAGGCATATATTGGTACGCCTGCATGTTCGGCTGCTTTCGTAGTTCTTCCGCGACGTATTTAAGCTGACTTTTGACCAACGGCATGTTCCAACCAGGATCTACCTTCGGGCCGGAAGTCATTTCGACTAATTGCGTCGGTGTCCATTGGCGAAAGACGCTGTACCACTCCAAATTGCTGAAATCCAAGTCAGTTTCAGACGGGATTAGCAGGGAAGCGATGGGAATTGGGATAGGAATCGGGTCGCGTCTGTCTCTCCAGACTGTCGGGCCTATGCCGTGGAGCATCACTTGCGCTCCGGTGGCGCGAATTTGCTCCATCATCGGCTGCGAACGCTTCAGGCGACGGTTGATCTGCGTGGTGATGATATGGCTCCACTCCATGCGCTTGTGCGCGGGACCGTCATCAAGGCCAACGGTGAAGTAGTTACCGGGTTTGAGGAGTGCGGAATACCATTGCCTACGTGCGTCGGTTAACAGTCGCGTGCCTTGAAGGAAATTGCGGTTGACCTCGATGTTGTTTTCCTCGCTTTTAGACTCATCGAAAGGTGGTTCTCCATTGTAGCACCTATTGAGCACTGCGCGGTTCTCTCCGCGCGGCATGTCGGCTAGACGGGCGTTCCAAACAACCTGAGCCAACTTATCCGCTGAGTCGAATTTCATAGAATTAAGAAGCCATCGATTGGTTATATGCCTGAAAGTTGGAATTGTCACCTATTTTCATAGCTCTCCGACATCTGCCACTTTAGCCAAGTTGCGCTTCAGTTGTGTATTGGCGGTGTTATACATCTCGGTATGCCGATCACAGACAAGCAGGTTTGACTGGTCACCGCGCCGGAATATGTTCGGTGGTTTGCGCCAATCTTTAAGCTCATAAACCCCATCCCAGAGCACCATGCGAACCAGATAGCCCATGTCCTCATTCCACCGCATGAAGCTCCACATGCCTGACTCGAAGTAGAACCCCTTGATTCTGGAGTCGATAAGAAACGGGTACTTCCTGAATCGCTTTGGATTGTAACCAAAACATGCGGTGCGAACGTGGGGATTTGGTTTTATCTTAATCGTGTGCGAAACTGGATAGCTGCATTCGTTGGAAGTGCTTAGGGCGTAAAGCCCGTCGCCCAATTCAAGCCGCGCTTCCATCAAACGCTTGAGCCAGCCAGCGCGGTTGAAATGCACGCGGGCATTCATGTAGACGACGAAATCATCTTCCAGAATGTTGCTCATGTGCTGGTAGGTTCCGATGTCCCATCCTGGCCCCATGAACTTATGCTGCGTGTATTTGATTCCCTTGAGCACGCTTTGATGCTTGTCCGTCACATCACCGTTGCAAAAGCAGACGTGCAAGGTGTGCTCGTAGTCTGGTGGAAATTGAAGATAGGTTCTTGCCCATCGTTGGGCGCATGGTAGGAAGGTAGGCAGGTCATCCAACGGGAATAAATAGAGCAACGCGGGTGTCATCGCTCGGAAATCTCCACCCTAGCCCACGCATTGCGATGCTTATTGGGCGATGCAACCCTTCCGTGATATCCGAAGCTCGGCCAAGCTTCCCCGATCAATTCCGTGGAGAACTGCAAGGCAATATCCCTTGGCGCGAAAGTAATGCCTTTGGCTTCCAATTCCTGCTTTCGGTTGCGGCAGATGTACATGTCCGATGCCGTGGTTAATTCTTCGGTAACAAACGAAAGCTTCAGCTTCTCTTTCAGAAGCTTTTGAGACTCGATATTAAAACCGCCGTTTCCAACCACACCATCAGCCCACGGTGCGCCTATGTAATCGTAATCCAAGAACTCTGGCTTCCATCGATTCATCTCAATCGGAAATCCGTCCTCATGCACGCTCATGGCGAATTCGGATTGGATGTAGTTCGGCACTACGCGATTCACGAACAGGTTCCAGCGGTTGAAATCAAGCTTCGGAATGATGATCGTTTCCCACGGGCAATCTCCGAACGGACATTCGATTGATGAGAAATGAATGATGCGCTCAAACTCAATGTATTTCCGGCAGTAGCACAGCACGCGGAGAGTTCTGTCGTGCATTTCGGCATCGCTGCTCCATGACGCTGCCCAGAGGGTTACGTTCTTCAGTGGTAGTTTAGTCATTCAACCATTCTTGCGGGATGGCAAAAGTGCCATTTTTAACTGGAATTGAATTTTTTCTTTTCAGTCTTGTATTCGGATTTTGAATCCACTCCTCAAAAATTGTGTTCTTTCCAAGCCCCAACGTGATAGCCAACGCGCTACTCTGATTCCCAATGAACACCTTGCTTCCGTTAATCACGCGAGCGAGATCCAGAAAGTTGCCCGTCTGATGCCACGGAACTTTCACGGCAGGTTGCAGCTTGCAGAACTCGGAATACTCAGGCGCAAGGCCAACGAACGCCATGCGGTGCCCGTGTTGCGCTATCAGTTGCGCCCAAGGGAAACGCTCATTATGGAAGCGTGCGGTGCGATTAACGATAATTGGTCTTTCAGGAATCAAGGTCGAACTATCACAAGTTAGCCAAGCCTGATCTTCGGGGTAATCGACACCGCACGCCAAAAGTTGCAGCCTGAAAAGTGAAAAGAAGTTCTCTGGCCTATGCTGTCGGTAGAAGTCTCTGAAAGCGTTGAAATCAACGTCCGTGCTATGCGGCATGGACTGCGTAAACCGACAATCCCAAACATATTCCTGCTGTCTAAGCAACGGAATCAGCGGGTCAACATTCGCGTTTCCCATTCCCGCGCACATATTTGGCACTCTGGGGTAAGGATACCGGCAATCAGGCGATATGAACATCACGCCGCCTCCCATTGATTTCATTGCCGCCAATGAGTAGATTATGTCTCCCGCATCGCCGCTATGATGAAAAACCAGAGGACGATTTCGCAGGGTGCTAAGGGAAGTCAAATACGAATGGAAGCCAAACTGCCCATTCCATCCCCGCCCGTCACTCGTCCAAGTGTTCTCTTTGAAAGAATATGTAGACGCTTCGATGGAAAACTGACGTGCAAGGTCTGCGGGTGCGAACTTTATCCCATCACGTTCGAGTTCCTGTCGGTGTTTGCGACATATGAAATTGTCCTCGGGGTGCGCGGGATCTGTAAATCGTGCGGTCGCCTTCAGGAGTTTTCGACTTCGCAGTGAGAAGCCTCCGTTTCCGACTACGTTGCCGTGCCATGGGGCACCTATGTAGTCGTATTCAAGGAACTTTGGAAGCCACGATTGCGGGTTGAGGACGTATCCATCCCATTGCACAAGCAAACAGTGCGATGTTTCAACGAACTTGTGTAGTTCTCGTATGACAAAATTGCTGTATCCATCAATTCCTTGGAAGGCATTGATTTTGACAGCATGTTTAAGACTCTGATCGTGGGTAAGGAGTTTAATTGAATCATACGTAGCCACTTTCTCGCATTCGATAATCGCACGTTCCGTCAACTTCGCCTTTGGTCCCGTGTCGATTGCGATTAGCGTCACGGGGATATGTGGGCGCATTTCGGGTAATACGGAGTCGTCTAGCATCCAGCATGTTTGTTGCGCGGTCATCGGCCAAATACCATCTGACTTTCTTCCGAACCTTGAAATATGCGAACACCGCAATAACTAATTTCGTTTTCAGATGTAGTGGTTATCCGCATGTCAGTTATGGTGCATAATTCAGATGCTAGGAATGAAAATGTAGCGTACTCGATTGTTCCAACCACGCACACCAAGGGTCTTTCTCCGGTGTTCGCTGTATAAAGATTGGAACCGGAATAGAACCTGATTCTAAATCTCTCAATCTCGCTCATATCAGCATCCAGCATTGTTGAGTGGGGGTCACTTAATCAACCCATTTTCCTAATGTTCTCAAAAATGCTTCAGATCGTTGAGGTGCTGTTGCGTGAAATATTCCCCATGAATCATTTACGCTTACACCAAGGGAATACCTAGCTGTTATTTCCCAAAGATTATCAGTGTAACTGTCACGCTGATCTGGCGATAGCATACCCTCGGCATCATGCATGGCGTTTAAGTCTGTTGAATATGGCGGATATGGTCTTGGTGTTGGATTATCCTTTGTGCATCCAAGCCATTTGGCATTCTTTACAATTTCCCAACCGCGCAATTCGGCAATCGCTGTTCTCTGCTGTTCGAGATTCATTTCTTCTCTCCAATCTTCATCCAGCACCACTCTGGCAACTTGTCCTTGGTTTCCTTGCTCATCTTGCGAAGCGCATACTCAAGCGGTGCCCAGACTTTAAGAGGCAACGGACACGCGCAGGCTTCGCAGACGCCTAGCGATTGATCATACTTGGTCGCCAGCTTCATCGAGTTCTTGGCGGCTAGTTGGTTTTTGATCAGTTCGGCGGCAGGCTCGGTAAACATCGTTTTCCAATCACCCGTGCCGTTCATGGGGCAACGGGTGTTACCCGGAGCACCTGCCGTGCAGATTAAGGCGCGGGCATCGGCTACTTCGCGGGGGACGACTTTGCCGTTTTCTGACCAAGCTAAAAGATTCTGCGCTCCATGTCCCAATGCTCTAACGGCCACAGCAACGGCCCCTGCGCGGTTGACCAGTCCCCGCAAGGGCGAAATTTTTGGGCTGTCTACAATCCCCAATCTTCGCATTGTGAACTTCTCCAGTTCATCGGCAACCGTAGCGAAATCGGTTGCCAGTTTATGCTGTTTTGTAATAGCGGGGTTTTTAAGCCTGTGCTTAATTATGGCTTCTACCGTTGCGTCAAACGTCATCCCAAGCGGCATGGGGTTAACCCATCCCGTCTGACTCTGGCGAAAGACCCAACCATTTTTGGGGAAGGTATGTCTATCCATAGGTTAGTGTATATTTACTGCGCTTATCTCGTTCTTCTTTCAGGGCTTTGTCAAGCCATGAATCGTTGTTCATTTGATCTGGTGTTTCCACCTTCAGCCGTTCGATCTGGAATCCCAATCGCAACGCCCCTTCGCAGCATACCGCGCACGCATCGGCGTAGTTTGGCGACACGCCCATTCTCTCCTTACATTCCAGCTTTGTTTCAAGCTCGTAGCGGTCACCGTGAACCATGTACCATTCACGAAGGCAAAATTCTTCCGCGACATTCTTTGGCAAATCTCGCACCTGCCTGGATTCCACAGCGGCACGAACGGAGAAGTAAAGCTGCGTCACGTATTTCGAGTAGTGTTCGCTCGATTTCTTGTGCCTTCTCTGTCCGGTTCGCTCATCGAATATAAACAAGTCATTGCTTACTGGTCTATCAGTCGCCGCCCCGCCGAAATTAACAGCGTTTATCTTTGGAGACATGATGCGGCTGAATGAAACTGCCAGAGTCGCACGCATGCCCGCCTCAATATAAACATGCTCATCTGGAATTCCCATTCGCAGGCATTCACCCTTGGCGAAAGTGGCAATCTGATCTTCGACAATTTCAGGCGCACTTAGGCGCACGGGAATAATTACTGGTTCATGGAACTTGATTACAGTTGCGCCAGTGACATCAGCCCCGAACTCGCCACAGATACCAACGCACAAATCGCCTCCGTAACCCGCATCTATTCCGAACACCTTCACGGTATCCGATCCACTCCACACACAGGAATCGAATGCGCCATATTTTCGGCACATGTCCATTGTGAGAACGCGATGGGCATTTATGCCTGATTTACGAACACCCATGATCTGACTCCAGAAAAGCGCGGAATCTTTGCCGTAGCGTTGGCCGATGCGATCCACGTCCTGCTGATCAATTAGGTAGGAATAGCTTTTTGGTTTATCTGCGTCAAAATTCGGTGAGTCGATGCCCACAAAGTTGATCGTGGTTCCGCCGAACTTGTTTTTCCAAGTCATCGTCTTGGTGACTTCACCGAGAGCATCCCAACCAACTTCAGGCTCGCTCAGCTTATCAAGCGGATCGCCGTTACCAATCGGGTTGCCTACAAAGCATCCAAGGAATTGACCTTTATCAAGATTAGCCATACTATCTAAGTATGACTGTTGCATAAATTGCACTTCATCTCCCAATAAGCGTCTGCGCTTTTGCTTTACCCCAACGAACTTGGAAATACCCACGAATTCCCCAGAGCTTCCAATGCACGGGATGCACAAGATTCCTTTCCGCATGTCCCGCACGTCGCCAGTGTCATCCAGTGCGTCGGTGAAAATTCCATGCTTAGCGTCCACTACGTTGCCTGGTAAATATGGAAATCGTTCACGCGCTCGGTCGAATAAGTCCTTGACATCCCCCCACACGCGCAATTCAAGTCCTCTAATGTCAGTGGATGACATCATGGTAAGAGTCTCTTGCGGGAAGCAGAAATAATCAGTCAGGGCGAATTTGCTCATCGTGTGAGTCTTGCCGCTATCCTTTGCGCCTGCCACAACTGTAATCCGATTGGTAAGAATCGTGGAGAGCATCAGGTTGCTCCAGCGATGATCATCCTCATCGGGCCACAGTAGGTTTTGCATACGGCGGAAATGCGCGAACATTCCTTCTCCGTATTCTTTGCCGTCTGACATCTTCCACTTGCCGCCCTTTCTTATACAGGAGATTTCAATTTGAAGGTCATCCATGTCAGACCAGACCAAGCCGTATTTTCGCACGTCGCTCATTCCGTTGGATAATCAACTACCGGCTCATGGCCCACAAGCGTCGGTATGTATTCAAAGCATTTCTCCCCAAGGTAAAACTCCTTATTGGTCTGCGCCTCCTTGTCCCGATCACGCAACGGGCCGAGCAGCCGTTCAGAGAAATATTGTTCTAGTGAGTCAGGCATAAGGTTAATTCCGATGGTGTTCAATGACGAAGAATACAACGACTTCGGTTGGCGGCTCTCCCGCCACTCTATTCCATCGGAAAGTTGTTCAGGTGGTTGTGTAGAAAATGTCGTAATCCACAGACTCAATGCAGTTCAGCAGATTTACGAGAGTTCTCTTGAGCGACGCAACTCTCGCGTATGCCTCACCCGACTCCGCGATTATGCGCCCGCTGCGTTTCATATTCCAACGATACCCGTCTTTAGCCTTCCAGATGTTGATTTTGATTTTAGGAGCTTTCTTCATGGTTTTGTTTGTTGGTTTCTCGAACACTAAGATCATCTTTCCATCTATCCCATACTTCTCTTTTACGTGCTTAAGAAACGCCTCAGCCCGTTTCTTGGATTTAGCACTCCACCACCTATAATCTCGGTATCTCGGCGGGAACTTGGTGAGGTAGTAGGTCATTCGAGTGCTTGGATTGCGATTTCAGCGATAGCCATTGAGTGCGACGTGTCTCGGATTTTCTTAAGCGCAGCCTCCGCACGCTCCAGCCTGGCTTTGAGCGCATCGTTTTCGTTCGAGATTTCCCGCAACTGTTCGATCTGCGACAACACCTGTGACTCGGATAGATTTAGCTTCTCCCGCAAATCATCTCGCTGCTTTATGACGGGATACTTTTGATCGATCATTTCTTGAGAACG